AACTTTATTAAAAAAATAACAGGCTTAGACAAAGTAGAAGCTGAGAAAGCAAAAGTAGAATCTGAAAAGATGGAACTTCTTAAACAACGTGATCCTAAAGACTATCACACACGCAAGAAAGAACCTTGGGTAAATGTTATCGATATTAAAGTTAACGAAGAGAATGTGCGTAACGGCTTCTTTGAACTTGACTGGAATGAATACTTTATCGCACAACTTGTCGAAGCAGGTTATGGTGTAGAGAATGATCCTGAAGAAGAAATTGTAGATAGATGGTTCCGTGACATTGTGCATAACATGCTAGAGGCTGACGGCGAAGACACTAGTCGAGGTGCTGGATACATTAATGTTGTTCCTATTAGTAAAGGTAAGTCAGAAGTTAGTTGACAACATTGATAAATGATGTTATACTATATATAAATTAACACAATAAAAGGCAATACAATGGCAACTTATGTACTAGTAGACACAGCTAATACTTTCTTTCGAGCGCGGCACGTAGTACGTGGCGATATTGATACGAAAGTAGGCATGGCACTACATATCACACTTAACAGTATTAAAAAAGCTTGGAATGACTTTAACGCAGATCATGTTGTATTCTGTTTAGAAGGTCGTAGCTGGCGCAAAGACTATTATGAGCCTTACAAGCGTAATAGGCAAGTTGCACGTGATAAGATGACTGTAACTGAAAGTGAAGACGATAAGGCGTTTTGGGAGATCTTTGACGAGTTTAAGAACTTTGTTACAGAAAAGACTAACTGTACTGTTATGCAACACAAGCAACTAGAAGCAGATGATCTTATTGCAGGTTGGGTACAAGCACACCCTAATGATCATTGTGTTATTATTAGTACAGACGGCGACTTTGCACAACTAGTAGGCCCTAACTGCACACAGTACAACGGTGTTGCTAATGTAACTATTACAGATCAAGGCTATTTTAACGATGACGGTTCGCCTGTTATTGAAAAGAAGACACAAGAGATTAAGCTTGCACCGCAGCCTGACTTTATGTTGTTTGAAAAGTGTATGCGTGGCGACACAAGTGATAATGTGTTTAGTGCTTACCCTGGTGTGCGTAAGAAAGGCACTAAGAATAAAGTTGGTCTTATTGAAGCTTACGCTGATAAAGACACAAAAGGTTATAACTGGAATAACATGATGCTACAACGTTGGACTGATCATGAAGGCGTAGAACATCGCGTACTTGATGACTATCAGCGCAATGTAGTACTATGTGACTTGACTGCACAACCTGGTAACATTAGAAGTATTATTAATGATGTTATTGAAGATAACATGCAGCCTAAAAGTGTTGATCAAGTAGGCATGCGCCTTATGAAATTCTGTGCAAAGTGGGATATGCAACGTATTGCAGATCAAGCACAGTCTTTTGCAAAACCATTACAAGCGAGGTACCCTGTATGACAATTAAAGCAAAGCCGATAGTAAAAGATAAATTCTGGATCGTTGAAAACAATGAAGAACGTATTGGCACAATGTCCTGGAACGATGATCGTTATATGTTTAGCAGTAAGATAGAAACATGTTTCTTTGATACTAAGCGTGAAATGAAAAAACGATTTGGCACAGATATTGTTTGGACTGAACATGACTCTAGCCAAGATATAGTCGTTAGTTTAGAAAACATAGTGCATGGATTTCCAACTAGTGTTACTCCATTCAATACTATGTATGATGTAGTACGTAAGCTTCCTTTGTTTACTAAGTCAGATAAATCAAAGAGCGCATATTGCGCAGGCTATTACGTTATTAAATTTGACAAAGGCTGGGTTAAGAGTTTTTGTCCTAAACAAATTACAATTGAACGTTATGAATTTAAAGGTCCATTTAAAACAGAGATGGAAATGAGATCGGAGTTATCAATTGCAAACCGTTGAACCGTTAAACACACTTCCATTGCAACAATTTTTACAAGCAGTTAAGGCTGCTGAACAAGGTCGTGCAAGAGAAGTTAAGCTGGATATGAACACGGCTAAGAATCTAGCGTTTGCGCTAGGCATTGTAATGACTCGTTTACATGGCGACTTAGAAAAGCTTGTAGCAGATTCTAAAGATAATAGTAATGAAGAAATTGTTATTAAGTTAGATGGAGGATCGAATTTTTAATGGTACAGATAGTAGATAACTTTTTGCCGGCGAACTTGTTTGCACGGTTTCAGCACTTAATGATGGGAGCAGAGTTTCCATGGTACTTTGTACTTGGTGTTGCAGATCACAAAGATGATGATTATTACTTTATACATAATATATACGGATGTAAAGAACACGACAACGGTGACGGACAAAAATATCGTGATGTAGAATCTCAATATTTTAAAGACTTTGAAATGTTGTTACATTTTATAGAAGAGAAACTTAAATTTCAAACTCACGAGTTACTTAGAATAAAATGTAATCTATATACTAATCAAAATGTTGAGAAAGCACATGCTCCGCATATTGACATGGAAATTCCTCATCATACTGCTATCTTCTATCTCAATAGCAATAATGGTCCTACTACTATTGGAGACCAAGATGTTGAATCTGTAGCTAATAGACTTGTATTATTTGATGGATTAACTCCGCACAATAGTAATATGCAAACAGATGTTGCTGAACGTATAAACATTAATATAAATATGCGTGGTGAATTTTTAAGTGCGTAGATAACTTTAAAAAAAGATAAATATATGCGTAGTTAATTAAAAGGAATTACGCATATGAGCAGGCCTAAGCCAACAGTTATTTTAGAAAACATCAACAACAAGACTTATAAGAGTGAACAAGTATTAGAAGCAGAAGCTATCTGGGCAGTGTTTTACTTAGAGAAGCCATTTAATCTTAAGAGTGCAAATGCACTTACTAATTATCCAGGTCCTAAGTATAAGAAAGTTAGTTTTTCTAATCCCGGGCATGCACATAATCTTGCTAAGAAACTAAACGAAATGTTTAAGTGTGGGGACTTTAATGTTCACAAGCTTACAGCAGGCGAAATAGTTACTGAGGTATGAGTACGAGCAAGATGAACTGGAAAGAAACATATACTAAGCTTTTTTTAAAAGAACTGGGTAAAAGTATAAATGATCTTACAGTTTCAGAATACATGCCTATATGGTGGAAAAACAATAGAGATAAGCTCTCAGGTGGTCTGCGACTAACAGAAGCAGGATTTGATGTACTGACTGAAATAGATCTAGCTGTATATGATATCCCATATCCAAGAGATGTACCGTTATCTACACAAGTAATCATACATCTTGATAAATTTATTGATTGCCCTTATTATTTAACAAACAGAAGTATTATAGTAACAAACGAAAGAAAGGCCGTTGAGCTAACTCTTTTCAGCGGAGATTTACGTAAATACGGGTTAACTAAAGCAATTACTCGTCAGAAATAAATACATATCATGAAAGAGAGATTATTATTATGGCATATTCAGAAAAAGTGTTAGACCATTACGAGAACCCCCGTAATGTAGGTAAGTGGGATCCTGCTAAGAATATTGGCACTGGAATGGTTGGTGCGCCAGCCTGCGGCGATGTAATGCGTTTACAAATTAAAGTGGGCGATGACGGCATTGTAGAAGACGCATGTTTTAAAACATACGGTTGTGGCAGTGCTATTGCAAGCAGTAGCTTAGTAACTGAAATGATTAAGGGAATGACACTAGATGAAGCAGATCAAATAAAAAACACAGATCTTGCGCATGAACTTGCTTTACCGCCAGTTAAAATACATTGCTCAGTACTAGCAGAAGATGCAATTAAGGCAGCAGTTGCAGATTATAAGAAAAATAACCCATAAAAACCAAAGAAAAAGGTTGACAAATCGTGTAGATGTGTTATTATATATGTATAGTTTAAAAACATGCACTGATAACTTAGAGGGTAGTAAAGATGGAAAATACACGTACAGTAACTCCAAATAGCGCAAAAAACAGCATCAAGCATGCGCTAAAGAAGAAACGTCCAATATTTCTTTGGGGCGCACCAGGTATTGGCAAATCTGAGATTGTAGAACAGATTACTGATAGCCTATCAAATTCACATTTAATTGACATTCGTTTGTCACTTTGGGAACCTACAGATATTAAAGGTATTCCATACTTCGACAGTAATTCAGGTACAATGGTGTGGGGCGCACCTAGCGAACTTCCAAGCGAGGAGTTTGCTGCTCAATTTGATCATATTGTACTATTTTTAGACGAAATGAACTCGGCAGCGCCTAGCGTACAAGCGGCAGCATACCAGTTAATTCTTAATCGTCGTGTAGGGCAATATAAGTTACCAGACAACGTAATGATTGTTGCGGCTGGTAACAGAGAAGCTGACAAAGGTGTTACTTATAGAATGCCTGCTCCGTTAGCAAACAGATTTATCCACTTAGAACTTGCTGTATCATTTGATGACTGGTTCCAGTGGTCGGTAGTTAATAACATCAATACAGATGTTGTTGGTTACTTAACTTTTGCAAAGAAAGACTTATATGACTTCGATCCTAGAAGCCCAAGTCGTTCATTTGCAACACCTCGTTCTTGGACATTTGTTAGCGAATTGCTAGACGATGACCTAGACGAAGCAACTACTACCGACTTGGTAGCAGGTGCAGTTGGAGAAGGGTTGGCTCTTAAGTTTATGGCACACCGTAAAGTTGCCGCAAGCATGCCTAACCCATCCGACATCTTAGCAGGAAAAGTAAAAGAGATGAAGTCCAAAGAGATCAGTGCAATGTACTCCCTAACTGTGTCTCTTTGCTACGAGTTAAAAGAAGCATCAGACAAGAACGATAAGAAGTTTGATGACAAAGTTAACAACTTCCTGCGCTTTTCAATGGATAACTTTGATACTGAGTTAGTAGTAATGGGCATCAAGCTTGCATTAACACAGTATTCATTGCCCATTGATCCAGATGAAGTGCAATGTTTTGATGAATTCCATGAGCGTTATGGCAAGTATATTAAAGCTGCACAAGAAGCATGATACAAAACGGGCGGGCTCTTTTGAGCTCGTCTGTTCTTTTATAAATAAAATGGTTGACATATCTATTAAAGATGCTATAATATATGTATAAGTTAATAAAGAAAGGGCAAATATAATGACTGCTAAAGATACGCAAACTAAGTTAAAAAACTTTACTCCAGATCCGGATATTACTCCAGAAGCATTAGAAGAGATGCGTGTAATAGTTATGGACCGTATTATTACAGCACGTATTGGTTTGCTATTGCGTCATCCGTTCTTTGGCAACATGGCTACACGTTTGCGTATTGTTGCTGCCGATGAGTGGCTAGGTACTGCCGCAGTAGACGGACGTAACTTATACTACAACACACAATTCTTTAATGCAATGAATAACAAAGAAATTGAATTTGTTGTTGCACACGAAATTTTGCATATGGTATTTGATCACATGGGACGTAGAGATGACCGTGATCCTGTGATCTATAACATTAGCGCAGACTATATTGTAAACAATACACTAGTACGTGATCGTATTGGAACTATTCCAAGTATTGTAAAATGTTATCAAGACTTTAAATACGAAGGTTGGACCAGCGAAGAAGTATATGACGATGTATACGAGCAAGCAGAAGAAAATGGTAAAGAGTTCCTAAAGCAACTAGGTGAAATGTTAGACGAACATTTAGATGCGGACGGCGACGGCGGCGAATCAGACGGCAATATGTCTGAAGATATCAACGGTAACTCTACTAGTAAAAGTCAGCCTAAGTATAGCAAAGAAGAAGCAAAACAAATTAAAGACGAAATTAAAGAAAACATGATTTCAGCGGCACAAAGTGCAGGAGCAGGTAATGTTCCAGGCGCAGTTGCACGTATGATTAAAGAGCTTACAGAGCCTAAAATGAACTGGCGTGAAATTATCCGTCAGTCAATACAAAGCACAATTAGAAGCGACTATACTTTTAGTCGTCCATCACGTAAAGGTCAAATGAGTGGTGCAATACTTCCAAGCATGGACTTTGAACAAACAATTGATGTTGCTGTCTGTATAGATATGTCGGGTTCAATAGGTGAAGTGCAAGGTAAAGATTTCTTAGGTGAAGTTAAAGGTATTATGGAAGAGTTTCCAGACTACAATATTAAAGTATGGTGTTTCGACACTCAGGTTTATAATGAAGATGATTTTGCTGCTAATGACGGTAAAGACTTATTAGATTACAAACTAATGGGCGGCGGCGGCACAGACTTTATGGCGAACTGGACATACATGAAAGAACAGGATTATGTTCCTAAGAAACTAATCATGTTTACAGACGGGTATGCCTGGGATAGCTGGGGTGATCCAGACTACTGTGATACAGTGTTTGTTATTCACTCAAACCGAGATAAAAACTTAGAAGGACCGTTTGGTACATCAGTACACTACGATGCGGCTGCATGATAAAAAATAGAATCCCAAATCCATTAAATGTATTTGAAGTGAGGCAAGTTAAATCAGCACTACCTCACTTTGAGTACGTTAATCTACCTATAAAGTATAATTTAGAAGACAGCCTAATTAAGTGGGTTCACAAACATCTAAAGAATAGATTCTTTATAGGTAAAAACGTAACCCTTGATGAACACAATTCTTTAGTACAAGTACTAACTGTAGGATTTGAGGAGACAAAAGACATGAGCTATTTCATGTTAGCTTGTCCACATTTAAAGTACAAATGAATAAAGTACGCATATATACTATACAAGGAGAATATTTATGAGCGAAGATACAACCGTTGAAGCAAATGTACCAGAAATGGAGCCTGCATCAACAACACCCGAAACAAGTGAAGCACAGGGTCCAGACTTAACAGTACAGGACTTACAGGCGCTAAAGAGCATTATTGATGTTGCTAGTCAACGTGGCGCTTTTAAGCCTAACGAGATGATGACTGTAGGACAAACTTACAGCAAATTAGAAACATTTTTAGCAGCCGTTGCAAATCAGCAGCCTGCGCAAGGAGCATAACATGGCAGCACTTAAACATGTAGGCCGAATGGCTAACAATCAACGTAGAGTAATTGTCGCATACAAAGTACTACCAGGAGAGCCTGATAAGTGCGTTGTAGTAACAACTGAAAATCTAGAAGCTGGCGATCACGATTCACTAATCAAGTTAGTTGAATCAGCATCTGGTCAACAAGCAGATGACTTAGCAACTGTTATGATGCGTACACAACTATCAGACGGTAGTAACATGCTTGCACGTTTCCACACAACTGGTAAGATGGTTAAAGTAAACACTGCCGATGTTGAAATGATTCCTAATCAAAACTCATCTATTCGACTAAATGAGCTCAACGAAGCTATTGCAAAACAGCGCGGAGTTACAGTTAACGACTTAGCAGTTACAGGCAAAGACGGGAAAACTGTACAACAATCAACAGCGCCTGCAATGACTGCTAGTGAAATGGCAGCGGTTGCTCCTAGTGTTGCACCTGTTGCAGACAATGGTGTAATTACTGACGAATCACTTGCTAAGAAGTTCCGCAGTGATGCAGATCGTTTAAGTAAAGAAGCAGCTGAACTACGTAGACAAGCTGAAGAATTAGTGCCAACGAAAAAGAAAGCTGTAGTTAAGAAGACTACTGCAAGTGCCTAAAAATAAACTACCCCCCGAAGTCGTAAGTCAGTGGCCAGAGATCTTTAAAGACGTAGAGATCTCGGCTGTACCAATTGAATACATTCATAGTGTACATGTATACTTTAAAGACGGTAAAGTTTGGCAAATAGACATGGACAAACAGTCTCACATTGGCTCAGAAGGTGAAATTAACAGAGTTGAAGAAAGTTTAGAGTCATTTCTTGCAGAATATAACGATGAAATATCACATGTTGACTTTAGACTAAATACATCAAAAGTAGTACAAGATGTCAAAAGTAGAACTAAAAGTTTTATGAAGAGACGCAGATAGTTTATCAGTAATCTTTTATTTTGTATAAATACTAATAATAAGATATTCTAGGAGTTTAACACATGGCATTACGTCTAAGACGCGGCACCGACGCACAACGTCAACTGATAACACCTTTAGAGGGTGAGCTAATCTTCGCAACTGACACTAAGCTATTATATGCAGGCGATGGAACTACTGCTGGTGGAGTTGCTGTAACAGGAGCAGGTGGTGGAGGTGTAACTACGCTACAACTACTTACCGACACTGATATAAGTACGCCTGAAGACAATCAAGTACTAACATATAATAGTGGTACTAGCAAGTGGGTTGCAGCAAATAACTCTGGAGCAGGTAGCTTAGGGTTAAATGATTTAAGCAACGTGTTTATCGGTGGTGATTTATACCCTGGTGACATCTTAATAGCTGACGGTGCAGGTAACTTTACACCACAAAGCTTTAGTGATTTCTTTAATGAAGACCAAAACTACAAAATTAATATTGTAGGCGACGACAGTACTATAATCCTTAACACTGATAATAACGCACTAAACGGTAGCACAATTACAGCAACAACTAGGTTTGTAGGTAACGTAACAGGTGATATCACAGGTAATTCAACTGGCACACATACAGGACTTGTAGTAGGCGATGTAAGCGGCAGTATATTTGGCGATGATAGTTCATTACTTGTAGATGGCGTTAATAGCCGCATTAATATTGACAACGGTTCAATTTATGCTGTTGATGGGGTACTAAGAAATAGAAACGATTTTAATATCAACATTGGTGCAATTGGCGATGCTGATGCCACTGCCTTAAAAATTACTGTGGTAGATAACAGTCCACCAATTGACATGGTTGGTTTAGCACAAAGCGGATTTGGTGGTGCTTTTAAAATGGCATTTACTGGTTATCACGGAGCATTAGATACACCAACACAAGGTGTGGCTGGTGATTACTTAGGCGGAATTCAAGCAAGAAGCTTAGATGGATCGACAGGTAACTTAGTTCCTTCAAGTGTTGTAACATTCCAAATTGATCCTGCTAGTACTGTAGCAACAGATACTGCAAAGGGTATGATTAGATTGATCAATAACAATGGCACTGCTAGTGTTCCAGTATTAGTTGCAACAAGTATTGCAGCTAATGGCGATATGGCAATTGCTAATACTGCTGGATATTCTCCACTTGCTACATTAGACGTTAACGGATTTGCTAAACTAGCAGTACTAACAGCAGAACCAACTACACCAGCACAAGGCATGATTGCTATTGCAGACGGTGCTACATGGGATCCAAGTGGTGTTGCTTCTACTAAGAAGCAAACAGTAGTATACTTAGGTAGTGCTTGGGTACAAATTGCTATAGAAGCATAATTCACAACTAACATCAGCAAACATTTCTAGAAATAAGTAAGTGTAATATGCTTACATTATTCACATCAGGTAGTACTGATACACCTAAAATTGTTAGACATTCTTGGGAGTACGTTAATAAATGTGCCCAAAAGTCTGTTGATGAAATAGGGCTAACTAAAGACGATATAGTAATAGATGTGTTTCCAGCAAACACTATAGCACACTACACTATAACAGCTCTACCTGCTTATATAAGCGGCGCACAGCTAGTTAGTAGTAACTTTACTGCACATACCTACTGTGAGTTATTTAACAGCGTTAAGCCTACTTACATAGCTTTAATACCACGGCATTTGGAACTATTAGAAAAGACAAAAGGCTTTAAAGACTTAGACATGAGTTGTGTACGGTATATGGTTACAGGCTCAAGTAAAATTGAACAATCATTTATTGATGCATTTAAAGAGCGTGGAGTACAAACAGTTGCTAATTGGTACGGTATGACTGAAAAACCACCACCTATTATGATCGGTTATGACAGTCCTAGTTTTGATTTAAACACTATTGATTATAAAGAAAACCATGTTATGTTTTTCCCATTACAAGCATCAGGTAGTAAAAATTTACAGCATTGTATTATTAATGGCAGATCAACAGGTGATGTTTTTGATATGGATACAAAAGAGTTTCATGGAAGATTAAAAGAAGCAAACGGAACTACTTGGAAGAATGGAATTTAGATTCGCTACAGCAAACGATAAAGATAAAGTATTAACGTTTTGTAACAGTCAAAACTTTAGTAATAATACTTCTTTAGAAAAAATGAAATGGCAATGGTGTTTAGATACCGGTGCTTGGACCGTTGCTATTGTTGATAATAAAATTGTTAGTATTGCAGGTATACATTCTTTACTCGAAGTAAGCACAAATGCTTATCGTTGTTTGTTTCGTGGTGCTCAGCTACCAGGATATACATTAGGCAGTGGTAGAGACTTTTTTAAGACAGGTATACACTTTGGTCATATGTTACCTATGCAAATGGAATGGGCGTTAGCACAAAATCCTAATGCAGAACTTTATATTAGTACTAACATAAACGATGATGGTGGTAAAAGTAAACGTGCTAACGATGTTGCAGCGCCGTTAATTGCTAAAAGAGGTGTATGGCATTTAGAACAGACTATAGAACTATACAACGTTCCGCAAAGTTTGTGGCGTATTAATGTTAGTAAGTATTATGAAGAAAGAGCTAAATCTTTAGGCTCGTAGTGTTCGAACTCATCGTGATATAATCCTAGTGTTGCCCATATAGCATCAGGATATAAATTAGTATACTTGTTACCACGTTTAGTGTAATTGTCCCATAGAGTTTTTGTAACATCAAACTCACTGTAATACTTCCAAAAATCAGTATCTGTTCTTTTACTTAACATGTAATGATGTAGAATATAGTCGCTGTTTTCCTTCCACAAGTTACGCATACTTCTATTATACACTCCTTGTTTTGCATTTCTTTTAATACAATCAACTAATAGAGTAATACTATACTGCGTCATAAACAATGCATTAGACTCTAAAGGATCAATAAATCCATTAGAAAGACCTACAGCAACAACATTATCCGTCCATGGGTTAGTTAGTATATTAGGCTTCCATTTAAGTAATCTAGGCTCTTTACCCATAAACGGAGTTCTATGTGCATTGTACTCTTTAAAGCTCTTTAGTGCTTCTTCTTCTGTTGTATGCTGACTTGAGAATACATAACCTGTACCTATTCTATTTGTTAAGTCAATAACAAACTGCCAGCCGTTTTCTCTTGCAATTGATTCTGTATAGTGTGAAATATCTTTATCTTGTTCAAATGGACATACCCATGCACGGTCTACTAAATGATGATCGTATACTGTTTCTGTTTTATCTTTAACAAACTGTCTACGAAATCCTGTACAGTCTACGTATAAGTCATAGCCTTCAGGCAATTCATCTAGTGTTGCTATTTTATGGATAACATTTTTACAATTATCTTTAATTAACTGTCCAGCCTTTTCAGCATCTAAATGATATGCAACTGCTCGCCATGCTTCTTTATCATACAAGTCATCATTAATTTGATGCTTTGTTTTATTACCTGCTTCGTAGTCTTTGTACCATTTAGAAAATGTATCGTTATCATTATACCAAAAAGTAAAAGCAAAAGGTTCGCCGTCTGCTTTATCCCAGTTAGTTTTTACATTTCCGTATTTGTGTATAGCATTACACTCAGGCATCCATTTAGATTCGTCAACGCCTATCTTATCAAAGAACGTTTTAATCATCGGAAGTGTAGATTCGCCTACTCCTATAATAGGAATAGTGCTAGATTCAATTAAGGTAATTTCAGCATTAGGAAGAAACTTTTCCATGTAGCCTGCACACCACCAGCCTGTTGTACCTCCACCTATAATGCAGATACGCATATGCTTAACTATTGTAAGTTTCTAAGCTTAAATTAACTGGAAGAAGTTTTGATGTTTTAGCATCAAGATCTACAATAGCCATGTCACCGCCTAAGCCTGCATCACTAAGATCAAACTTGTAAGGTGCTAACATTGTAACACTATCAGTATCGTTAATTGACCCTGAAGTAATATTTGCAGTACCTAAGTCCATAACTTCTTTTAATAGCATGCCTTCAACTTTAAAAACTTTAGTGGTTGGATTTACCATGGTTGGATTTTGTATTGACGGAAACAAGTAAACATCGCCATTATTAATAACTGGCTTACTACCTAATGACTCATTAGTTTCAAAGCTATCAATTGCAAGTGTATCTAAATTAAGTGATACAAATGCTTTCGAACCTTCCCAGCAAGTGTGTGTTACTAATGTACTGCCATTCATAGTTCCGTATTTGAAACCCATTTGGCCGCCCATATCGTCTGTACTAGATGAATTATAAGCAACTGACTTTACGTCTACGCCATCATATACCCAGAAGTTAAATTCTGTAGTTTCATCCATTATTAGTGGAGCGCCAACTGCTTTGTCGCCGTTAGTGTTAACATGATAGAACGCACCTTTAGTTGGTGCTGTGTGAGTTTTAATAGTGTTTGTTGTCATGTCTAGTGTTAACAACATATCAGTTGTTTTACCATATGGGAAAAACACAACTTCGTTTAATAATTCTACATATACACTATGGATAGAAGCAAACTTTTCTCCTGTTTCATGTACAGTAAATGTATTAGCAACAGTATCAAACACAATAATCATTCCACTCATAACTGGTGGCCAAATAACTTTAGTACCAACTGTGATTGGTCTACCAAAGTTAAAGTGTCCACAGAATGTTTTAGGAGTTTCTGAACCGTGTACTGTTACACCTTTTTCTTCGATCATAGTAACTTCATTAGTTGTTAAATCTATTGACGCTACTCTAATTGTGCTGTCTACTTTATCTTTTTGTGTACGCATTACATATGCTGTATTACCTACAACTGCAATACCACGGTATCTATCACCGTTATCGCTTTTGTCAAAGAAGTCAACAAATGTAGTTTCATCAGCGTTTACTCTAAGCAAACCTGCTCTTGCGCCTGCGTCTTTATTAAAATCACGGCTTTCTTCGCCTTCGTGACGTGCTTTACCGTTAGTGATTACTGATAAAAATTCGCCATTTCCTAAGTGATATGGTTCGTCTAATACCTGCGTAAAATATGTATTGCTCATGAGTATCTCCTCTGTTAATATTATTTATCTGCTATATTGCAGTTTATCGATAAAAGCGGTTGCATAAATGAATCGTCAACTCTGGATAACAAATGTACTCGATCTGTGTTTCCTGGATTCTCTGTACCATGGGGTACAAGTGTGTTAATTATGTAACCTTTGCCCAATTCCATATGATATTTGCGTTCTCTGTTTTTACCAAAAGTAAAAACTGCATCAGTATTAGTATGAAATGGAACATGTAGTTTTCTAGTCTTTCCGTCAGTATGTGTGTTAACTTTTAGCCCCGGCGGGTGTAGTGCTATCAGTATTTGTCTTAAAGCTTGTAAGGACAAGGTTTCTATCATTTTATTTAGAATACCAAATTTGTAAACTTGCATTGGTACGCAATCGTAGTAGAACTTTTCTTCATCAAGGTCTTGTAATTCTGGGTACTTAGAAACGTTAGCTTGTGTTTTACTTGGGCATGGTATATCTCGTTCTACAGGCCAACTAACACTCCACCCACCTACGTTTCCTACATAGTTTCCTACAGCGTTTTCTTTTTGAAATCTTTCGTATATATCAGGACGTAAGTATTCTTTAGAATTAAAATTAAAACAAAGATGTTGTAAACGTGATCGTAGATCTTTATGATAAGATTCTAAGTCATCTTTATCAATGCTAAAATCTAATTCAATCATATCCCATTCTAGGCTATCAAACAATGCATCAACGTCTGTTATATCTTTAGGTTTTAATAATCTCATATAAAGTCCTCCGCTGGTACTTTAAAAAACAAATGTACTCTATCCGAGGTGCCATTATTAATTGTACCATGTAGTCGTGTAGTATTTATTATATATGCTTTACCTACTTTTAAAGTGTATTTGTTTTCTCCAAACACAAACCATGCATCTGGATTTGTGAGGATAGGAATATGTATTTTAAGATACTTATCAGTATCAGTATGCTGTGCTATTTCAGTTCCGGGTGGATGTCCGCTAAGACTAAACTGTCGTGTTCCACTAAAACGTGCTTTAAGTTGTTTAATTATACCGTATACTAGTTCAGTATCTCTATAATTATCACTACCATCTTTGTGTACATTCCACGGCGGACAAGGCACAGTAAGATCTTCTAAATTACTTTGTATCGCCCAACCATATACTCCATTAATTTTATGCTTTTCTGATCCAACAGTATCTTGTACATTAGTAAACATCAAATGTTTAAAGTCTGATTGAACACTATTATAGTAAGTTCTAATATTATCATATTCAATACCTACGTCAACTTCTTTTATATCAAAGCTCATCTAATGTGTCCCTTATAATTGTATAGGCATATTTCTCGTCGTGTTCAAATCTAGTGTTGTTTACATAATCTGCAACTGCTTTACTACGTGATTCGCCCTTCATGCAATGTACATGTATTGTTCCGCAAGCATCTTTAAGGAAATATGAAATATGTTGGATTTGTGTTAGTGTTGGTGCAACTGCCGTGTAGTAGTCTTTTATATCGTCACCCCAGTTTGTTTGATCCTTACTAACATCATCAAAACATAAGTTTAATACATTGGGGTGAAATTCATTAAAGTACGGATTACTGTTTGGACCGCCAGTTGAATCAATACAAATATAATAGTCATTAGTATCTTCAACTGTTTTATCTGTAATATGTGTGCTTTGCATTTTAGATACAAAATCTTTTTTACTATAACTTACGGCAATCATCTGTCCAAACCTTTCCATATAAATGTATCCTGTCTGTTGTACCTTTGTTTTCTACACTATGTGGAATAGTTGTGTTAACTATATATGCCCACCCTGGCTCCATGTGATATTCTTCACCAGCAATAGACCAATTACTATCTGCATTAGTGTGTATAGGAATATGTACACGGAGTTTATCCGGACTATCTTGGTGCGTAATTAGTTTAGTTCCTGGCGTATGAATTGTTACTAACCATTTCTTACTACGCATAGGCAAACTATTTACAACGTCTAGTGCATAGCCACTAAAACATTCTCTTGGATTAAGTTGATCGTTGTCATCATCTCGATACTCTGGTTTAGCACAACCTTGTTCAAATGGCTTAGGACCAACTTCGTTACTGTTCCAGCAAAGTGTATAGTATGCTGTATCGTCCATTAAACGATGTCCTGTCTTTGCTTCAGGATCACTAATAGGAAATTGCCATATATGATGCTGTTCACCTATAACAAACTTCCAGTCATTATAATTGTTTTCTAAATCATTATACCAATTGCGCAACTTATCTATATCAACTTTAAATAGTTTTTTAACTGTCCAACCAAGATTAGCTTCGTCGTGCTTTTCAATATATCGTTTCACAACTTTTTCCAAACAGTACTGAATCTAGGATGCGTTTCTGTTTTACCGTTGGTTATTCTATCTTTCAAATCATTTGCCAAATAATCTTGCCCGTAAAGAACTGTATCCTTAGGCAATATTGATTCAAATTTTAAATACTTTTGTTCTATTGTATCCATGTCTACGTTCCAATGTAACATCATAGTTGGCCAAATATTAGTAGTCCATAATACTTTAACCCCGGTTTGTTTATTCATTTCTGCTATAAGCTTTTCAGGCTCATTAACTAGGTCAATAACAAAAAAGTTATGTTCTAATTTTCTGTATCTATCCCATAGCTCTTTGAATTTTTCTGCACTTTCAAATTCTTTTTCAACTTCTTTGTTCCAAAATTCTGAATAGTTGCCGCGGTATGTACTAGAAAAATTATACTCTAAGTCGTGTTCTAGTAACCACTTGTCAAAGTCAACTCCGTCCCATGTTTCTAACAAATGCTTTTTAAAATTAATACTAGAGTCACACCAATCATAATAGTTAACTATTGTATTCTCATGAAAGCCGTTGTTTCGTAATAGTGCCAGAGTTTTAAATCCTGCTGCTGCTGAAAAGATACTGTCTATAGGAGCGGATGCTCTCACTCCTTCTCCACTTAGGCGTTCTGTGTTATACGCATATACTCTATCTTTTTCAATAAACTCTTGATAGCCTAATTTTCTTAACCAAGCACGTTGAGTAAAGTTTTCAATCTGATCTAATAAAGACTCGTCTTGTAAATTTGTCCAGGCACGTTCTAGTAAGTCTGGATTTTCGTAAGGATATAAAAATGTCTTGCACTCGCGCATCTCAAAATCAAGATTGTCTATAGTTATATTATTATCAAGTGCAAGTGCTATCCAGTTTGACCCGTCTTCAACTACGTCACAAGACTGTGTTCCTTCAGCAGATTTAATCCATGCTGGAGTATAATCTGCACTCATAGTATCGTCACTTAATTTAAAGTTAGGATATGTAGGAGCTCTGTCCCAGAAAAATCCTTGTCCTAAAAAGTCAGGACTACCAAGACGTTCCCAAGTTTCTATATTAACTATAAGCATTTGTCTGTGTAGTCCGGGATATCTGCCTTGCTTGGCCATAATGTGTCCTACTACAAAAAAGTTAGGATTTTCTCTAAAGTATTTTGCAGTCTTATTGATAATTTTATAAAGCCTAGGTGCCATCATGCCTTGTGCTAATATAATACAAACTTTATCGCCGGCTAGTTTACTAGCTAACAATAACTCTTTGACACTGTGATTAAATCCTCTATACTCGCAAATATCTTGTTTTGTGCTTTGATTAATCATCCAATATGTCATACTAAAGCAACGCTCACGCACAAAGTGATTAGGAATATCTCTACTAATATCAAGCATACCAACACCTACAGGAATATCTACCTGACTAGTATTAAAATATCTTTCGCCTTCGGAAATACTGTTATAATCTCTCATTGTTCTCTATTCGTATAATAACTACTTCTTAGTACGTAGAAAAAATCACGCAATCTTCTTCCTAGCTCATAATGTATAATCATATGTATTCTAGGCTTATTACTTCTATTCCATACTGCATGTTCGTTTGAAATATCTACTAGCATAGCAGAGCCGCTATCATTAAATGGTATACGACCTTGATCTTTCATAACCATTTCGCATCCTTCTGGCATGTTGAGACTAATATTGCAAATACTTAATCGTTTTTGATCACTAGGCCTGTCTTGATGTGGTAAAATATAACCACCAGGCTCTAACAACATAAATCTTACACGGTTTAAATACTCTGCAGGCCAAACATCTGTTAGAAACTTTTTAGTAACTGGACAACTATCTGCCACCCAAGTCCAGCTAAGTTGATCTAATGTTTCTTTTCTATTATCACTGTACTGATTAAGACTTTGAGTGTCATCATTCAATCCGTGTAATGTTAGACTTGACCAGCCATGTCCGTAGTCTTCTCTGTGCGGTTTGAAATGTTCTAATAATACTTCTGCTTCTGCTTGCATTTCTTTCCAAGGTTGGTCGTCTAAGGAACTTAATTTAAACCACGGCCAGCCGCTTTCTGTTATAGTCCATTTAGGATCAAACATATCAGGATATTTATAATTTTGTTCTTTACCGTGTTGTTGCCAGTATTGTTCTAGAATTTGTTTATGTTCTTCAATCATATTAATCCGTTCAGGTATGTGGTTGTCTTTCTAATACTTATGTAAATAATAGTATGGAATGTAGATTATTGATTTTAAAAATGTGAGGAAGCCTGCGTGAGATGTAAATATTTAGACAACCAAGTATGCGTAAGATCAGATGGACAATATCGATTATGCTGCGTTAGTCTTGAAGGTAACAATAAAGAAACAGTTCATACGCACACTCCGCAAGAATGGTATGATGGGGAGTTTCATTCAAAAGTAACTGAGCAAATGGAAAATGATATTTGGCCAGAGGCTTGTGTGCGCTGTGAAAAACAAGAAGAACAAGGTATTGATAGTATGCGTACTAGGGTAAAGCCCGATGGTACTAGATACGTTAGAAACTTTTATGGACCTGGTATAAGTCATCTTGATATTAGGTTTGGCAATAGCTGCAACCTTAAATGCATTAGTTGCTGGGAAATGAGCAGTAGTAGTATAGCTGAAGAAGCTATTGAAATGAAAAAAGCAGGTATCCAGCCATTGCACGGAGTATTGGAAATTCCAAACTTTAATTGGGCTTCAGAAGAAACTATGAAGAGATTTGATAACTTGCCTATTAGAGAAGTTTATCTAACAGGTGGCGAACCTATGATGGTTAAGCACTTAGACAAGTTTTTAAATAGACTTGATCCAAAGGTTGTAGTTAGGTTTAATACCAATGGCACACTTTGGAACCCTAAGATTGAAAAGATTCTGCGGCGGTTTGATGTAGTAATTATGAGTCTTAGTTTAGATGCTGCAAGTGATAAAATTGATTACATTAGATACGGAAGTAAATGGAACGAGATAGAAGTCAACGCACAAAAGTATGCAGATTTTTGTAGGGTAGTAGATGTTACTCCAACGATTAGTCTCCTTAATATTTTATACTATGACGAAATTACAGAATATGCTAGAAAAAATAACTTTAAACTTTACGATAACTTATTAATTCTTCCAGAATGGTTGCATGTTAAAAATGCTCCGCAAAGTTTAAAAGACCAATTCCACGGAATTCATCCTGATGTTGATGGATGGGCTAATCATCCAGCTGATCCTTTAGTTATTGAACACTTTGTGAGAGAAATTACAAAACAAGATAAGTGGCGCGGAATGTATATTAAAGACTATTTGCCGGAGGTGGCGGCAGCATATGGCTTATCATAAAGATGTTAATTAAAGAAAATAAAGAAAAAGGTAGAAAAGTTTATGAACTTAGTGATAGGTTTCGTAAAGTTTGGATTACTGTAGAACCAGAAAGATTAGAACAGCACGTAGTTATTATGAATAAAATTTTACCAGGATATGTTATTAATTGGGGGTCTGAGGAAACTAGTCAGTTTCTTGATGTTAAAAAAGTACTTGGCACACCTGCAAGTAAATTTGAACACACACCTAAATTTATTAAAAAAGTATATAATTTTTGTTTAGACAATATTAAAGAAACATCTCCGTATGCACATTTTGATTGGGTGCTAAGTAATATTATGGTTGATGGTGATAAGATGCGCATGGTTGACTGGGACAACATTGGCATATATACCGAAGAACAGATTATGAATAAACTACATTCAGACTTAACAAGTGCATTTGGAGATAAATTTGACGCCGCAATCCTTTAGTTACGCTACAATAGGTAGCAACGGAATGCTTTATGTTCCGCCATACGGTTTAAATGCATCCATCGACTACATGATTAAGATGGATCCAACTACGTATGATATTACAAAAATTAAACTTGATGTAGATGATAGTTTTGAAAAATGGCAAAACGGAATTGTATATCGACATCTTATATATTTTTTGCCTTACAATGAAAGTAAAATATTAATTGTTAATACTGAAACAGATGAAGTAGAATATATTGAAATATCTCCTAAAGGCAAAGGCAAGTATATACAGGGTCATATACATAGTAACGAGATTGTAGCACTTCCTTACGGCGAACATGATCCGTTTAGTTGGGCCATGCACATTAACTTAGATAACCATTCAATACAACATGTACATATAGATGTACCTTTTGAAGATTGTAAAAAATGGCATACTACACAGATGATAGACGGCATCATCTACGGAGTACCACGTGGCGAATCTTGGAAGATTGAAATGTTTCAACACGGCATTGAGTACAAATGTAGTGACTCAACGTACAATCTTGTTGACATGAGCGAGCATTGGCCAGACTTGGTTGATAGAGAATTAACAAATAAAAAGTTTACTACGTTGGCTAAAGTAGGACGTACATTATATGCTCCGCCGTATAGTGAAAATTCAAACTGGGATATCTTATTAAAGTTTGACGGAACAAATTGGCATAGTGAACGTACAGGACTAACACAAACTAGTAGAATGTATTACAGTCATACAGTTGCACGTAATGGTAAGATTTATTTTCCTCCTGCAGGGCATGATGAAGACTGGAGCGAAATGCTTATTATTGATAGTTATTTTGATAAATGGTATACTAAAGATTTAGGTATAGGCAAAGAAAGTAAAAAATACTTTACAGGTGTTGAAAATAGTGCAGGTAAGATATACTATATTCCCAGAGGCGGATGTGTTTGTGAACCGTTAGATACTTGGAAAAGTCAAGGTGACCTTGCTGAAATATTAGTGGTTGACACAAGTGATGATTCGCATTATACTATAGATATCGGAGAGTACTTTAGTGATTCAACTACTATTGAAAAGTACAATAACTGCGTAATAATCAATGATGTAATTTTTGCATTTCCGTATGGAGAAAGCGAAACATTCCAAACTGTTCTAGTGTTTGATACTAAGATAGAAAAAGTAATACATACTTTGGATTTAAATAATGTATAAAGCGTTCCAAGACTTTTACAAAGAAGCAAATATTAAACACTTAATATTAGAAGAATACAAGGGTGCGTTATTGTCGCCACCGTTTGCAACAGAGCGGTGTAAAGAGTATAGCAGTGTGTGGTCTGATAGTAACTATGTTAATTTGGATTTACCGCCAGTTACAAGCAAAATAAATGCTACTGCTGTTGTTGACGATAGTGTTTGGTTTATTCCGTATGGCATTTATGACGAGTTTAATATTGTAGTCCAACTAAAAGATAATCAAGCCATTTATCATAAACTACCATTTACAGGTAAAGGACAGTTTTATAGCGTAGCAACAAACCATGGAGGAGAACCCAATACCACATATGGCGATACTGCATTTAGTTTTCCATTAGGTTACGAAGAAACTAACAATGCTATCTATATTCGAGACAACGAAGTAACAGTACACAAGCTTCCGCACAACGGAAAAAAGTTACACATGGGTACAGTATATTGTAATGGACGTTATTGGAGTATGCCTAGAGGTGACGAGCCAGGGTACACATCACTACTAAGTTTTAATGGCTCATCGTTTGATAGTTATGAATTAGATATTGATCCAGCTATTACACGAAAGTATACAGACATTATTGTTAAAGGCACTACACTATACAGTTTACCATTTGGTGAAGATCCCGGACTTAATACTATTGTGGAATTTGATACAAAAACAAATACTGCACAATATCACACTATCAACGGAGTAGACTTTGCTAAGAAGTACAACTGCGGTGTTATGCTAGGTGATAATATTGTTGCTGTACCGTATGGCGATGAATTACTTCCGCTTAATAGTAACAGGGGGTTAGTATTTAATACCGTAACTAAACAAAGTTACCAATTTGATATTGGATTAGAGTTTGGTGGAAAATATAGATTTAGGTGTGGAGTTGAATTCAACAACCATGCTTACTTCTTTCCAAGTGGAACTCCAAGCTGTCCTATACTAGTTATTGATGAAAACGGCAATATTATTAAAGAAAAATATTTTGAAGATATAATGTTTGGTAGACCAATTATTTACAACAATCAAATAACTATAATTACATATCACATGAAAACTCAAGATCATTTTATCTGTGTGTTTGATGACAAATTAAATATAATACAGGAATCTAAATTATGAGTTGTTTAGCTCCTCGACATGCTTTAAGTATTAGATTTAACGGCGATGTTGTTCCTGATTGCGTATACACTGGCAGGCACGGCAATTTACTTAAAAATACATTACCAGAGATCTTTAAGGATCCTGGATTAATTGCTACACAACAAATTGTTGAACAAGGTAGTTTGCCAAGTAACTGTATACAATGCGTTAAGAAGGAAAAAGTTAATGGTCATAGTAGACGTAAGTTTTTTGAACAAGTTCTTAATCCTATTGTTAAAGAAGAATCAAAAAATAAAAACGACATTTATTTTTTAGAATTTAATATGAGCAATTTGTGTAACTTAAAATGTAGAATGTGCAGCGGCATTAACTCTACAGCATGGGTTAAAGAAGATTTAAAATTATCAGGCATGGGAATTGAACGTCCTATTCATGATCCAGAATTTGGTTATAGGGTTATGCCTAGCAGCATAATTGATCGATTATTTGATTATCCAGAGTATTTTAAAAATTTACAATACGTAAACATTAAAGGCGGTGAGCCTTATATGGAGCCTGCTAATAAATTAATTATGCATTATCTAATTAAATTAGGTCTTGCTAAAAACATTACACTTGATATTAGCACTAATGGAACTGTAGTTGATGAAGAGTTCGACAAACTTGCATTACAGTTTAAAGAAACTAAATGGCATATTAGTATTGAAGGAACTGGTAAACTATACGAATATATTCGTGGCGGCAACAACTTTCCGTTTCAACAACTTGTAGAGAACTTAGAACATTTTAATAAAATGGATCGTGTTATTTTTGCTGGTACTGTGATGACATACAATGTTTGTCATCTACAAGAAATGCAAACATGGTTTGATAGTGTTAAAAAAGACAATTACGAAATATATTTAACTAATGTTGTAACAACACCAGCATATCTTAATCCTACAATTTTACCTCAACATATTTTAAATGGCACTAATTATAAACACGTTAAGAATGATAAACAATTAGCTGCGTTTATTAATTATACAAATAAATTAGATAGTATTAGGAATACAAGTATACATGATGTATGCCCTGAACTAAGCAGTCTCTTTTCTTAAATAGATATCACTTAAACATGCACAAGATTGTTTACCGCAAATAATAGTTTCTTTTGGTAATTTATAGCGTTCAATGTTTCCTAAAGGTCCGCCTTCTTGACAATCAGCTCTATACATGTTTCCCCACATATCAATGTTAATCATATGCAGTCCTGCCCAGCATTTCCAACCTTGGAATTTATTTTGATCAGTACTAATTAAATCATTTGCTGTTACTGGTTTATCATCTAAAAGTAATCCTCCTCTATGAAGATTACTATCAGGTAATGGTCTAAAGAAAGGCCATTTCTTTATTGTATCTAATTGTTCTTGAGAATAGTTGTAAGGCGTATTAGTTATAGCATCAATATTTGATTTGTCAAGAATAATCTTTGGCCATATTGCAACATTGTCAGAACAGTTATATAATGCTTCTGCGACATTAAACATTTCTTCAAAGTTATCTGGTGCTAACATTAAATTAATAAACACAGGGCAATTAGAGTTTTGTATAACTTCCATTATATGATTTATGTCTGCATATTCTGGATGATACGAAATAATATATCCATCTGTAAACTGAGAAATAGTTTTATAGTATTCTACAGTATGGCTTCCGTTAGTTAAGAAAGTAAACGTATGTCCTTGCTGTTTAACTAACTTTGCAAGATCAGTAAAGTGTTTCCAATATGTTGGCTCGCCTCCACTTAGTCGGTAACATATATTCTTTTTAGGTTGCTTAAATCCTTTAACAAAACGTTCAACAGTATCCCATCGGGGCTGTCCAGTACTTCCACTGTGTAAGTGGTCTGGACAATATGAACACCGATAATTGCATTTGTTGCTTAATGTCCAGCTAACAAGAAACCAATCTTCTTTTGTTTTGTCTTGGTAAGTTAATTTCATTCGCTCATGCTGTGTTTAATAATTAAATCATGTGTACGTTGATTTAGTTTAACTGTAAGTATTAATGAATGTAATCCATCAGTGTAACTAAACACACTATGTTCTTTTTGGAAGTTAATAAAATGTACATATTCTGGATCAGGATAAATTAACTGTTTATCAAGTATGTGTGCATAGTTCTCTGGCTGGGCTTTACCAAATGTGCATAACAGTCTAAAATATTCTGGACCTGCTCCAGGATAATCTCTATGTGGTGGAAAGAATCCTCCGGCATCTACTCTAAGTAAATGTACACGCCCGAGGTCTGGAGCAAATATATCTACTAAACTAGCAAGTTGCGGAATAGCTTTGTACACTTCTGTTGGAGTTGTAAAGTCTTCTTCTTTCATCTTAACATCGTGATACCGTTGCATATGGCCAAAGCTATTTAAATGCCAATTCTCCGCTACATCACCTGTATGACTTGTAACAGGTAATCCCCAGCGATTATTGTGCGTATCTTTCTTTTGATTATAAGGACACCAGTTATCTTCAAACTTCTCTAGTTGTTGTACAAGACTGTGTCCATCAACTTTTAATTTTAGTTTTACCATGTCTCCCATATTACATAGGCTATTCCAAAGCAATGCACGTTCTTGTTGTTGGTTATCCATTTTTTAAACTCCTTAATTCTGGAAAGACTTTTGTAAAATCTGTTCCTCTTGTTTCATCTAATACTCGTAAATAGTCTTGTAACTGCGGCAACTTATCTGACCAATCTTCTGACATCATATAACTAATTATACCTTCCCAACGCTGTTTACCCATAGCGTGGTTGTTCCAATCTGTATTAAACTTCTGACGTTGGACAAACTTTTCAATATTATTTTTAGTAAACTCTTTAAGTTCTTTAGGTAATGTTCTAACATTTAAGTAACTAGGAAAGTAAACTAAATGTGTATTAATTATTCCGCCACCAAAAGGCATTATATTAACTTTACTAAAGTTTTGATCTTGTTTCCATTCAGCTAGTTCGTGTATATACGGAACATTTAATAATTGTACTGCTGCTGCAACATTTATTGTAATATTATCTAAACTAGTATCAAGTTTATATAAGTTTTTTTCAATATCAGCCCACTTGCTTGGATAACGTATATAATCATTCTTATCACCATATGCATCTATACTAAAATTAAATGTAATTTTCTTAAAATGTTGCCATAGTACAAATAACTTATCAGGTAATTTTAACCCGTTACTGTTATATCGTATGCAAATATCTTTAGCATAATTATTATCAACCATGAATTCTAATATAGCATAATGCTCTGGAATTAGCAACGGCTCGCCGCCAGCAAAATACAATTCTTTAATGTGCTGCGATTGTTGTTTCATTGAATCTAAGAAACTTCCTTTCTTATACCAAGTATAATCGAAGTCCTCATCCCAACTTTGTTCTGCAATTAAGTTTTTATCTGTATACTTAGGCTTTTGCAGTTTCCATTCTTTAATCCAACTACTTGAATCATGTGGACTGCACATAACACACTTTAGTTGGCACAGATTTCCAAGGCGCAAGTCAAAGTAAGGAATGTTAACAGGTAAGTTTCCATCAACATCTGTTTGAGCTACAATATTGTCAATGTCTAAACGTTGTTCCCATACTTTAGTCTCCCACTGACGTTTGCTTACAATGCCTTTATCTTCTTCTGCAAAGCACTTGCGGCAACTTGCCGGAACTTGTTCGTTAAGCATTTGTAATCGTGTGTTACGCATATGCTCACTGTTCCATACTTCTTCAATAGTATGGTTACGCATATTCATAGCAATACCGTCTTTCTTAACAAGGCCAACTGTTTTATCATCATTAAGTCCAGCACCTGATGCATTAGCAGTACAGCAAACTCTAACGTCACCGTTAGGTCGTGTTGCTAAATGTATCCAAGGTAAAGGACAAAATGTTTTACTCATGTTCATGCCTTTCAAATTGTGCGTTTAGTTTATCAAAACTACCACATTGCTTTGAACATTCTTTAAGTCCAGTACTAGTCCAACAACTACTAATCTTGTTGAAGAAGCCGTTGTCAAAGATGTCTGTAAATGAATACTTGTGTAAATTAGGGTATTCTTTAATTTTCGTCATATAGTCTATTCTTGAAAAACTATGTTGTGGTAGCCATTCTAAATCTAGCCAACAGCAAGGACTAACATTTCCATTTGCAGCAATATACATTTGTTTATCTTGAACTGCTTTACAATTAATAGTTGGCATAGATTCGTTCCTAGCTTTTTCTGCCGGTGCAATCATTTCTAAACTTTTTTGTGACGGTAACAATATATGCGTTACATTGTAATTATCATCAATAACTTCTAACTGTCCGTCTTTAAATCTAGTAGTATGCTTAATACTAAAGCCTTTGAATCCCATATCTTTGCTTAATTGTTCGCATGCTTCTACTTGGTGTTCATTATGTTTGAATACTAACATATCCCATCTTGCGTCGCCGCCTGCATCAATAAATGCTTGTGCATTCTTTAGAATTTTATCGTAATCTGTACTAATTCTATATAGTGCATGTGTATCCTTTAGTCCATCAATACCAAATACAATTTTTACTCCTACGTCTGCTAGACCCTTAAACCAATCTGCTGTTCTAGCACTCCCGTTAGTATGCATTTGTAAGGTCATTCCGGCATTGTGTTTACGCAGGTATTGCATTATACCTAACGTATCTTTAGCCATAATTGGATCGCCTAAGTTCCCGCACATATTTAAGAACTTTAGTTGCTGTACAAAACTTATAGGAAACCATTCAGTAAACATTTGGTAACTAATTTCTGTAAGATCTAAACTGTCAAGTTCTGGACCGCCTTGAACTCTTCTTGGACACATAGGACATCTTGCTTGACATCTAGTTGTAACTTCTAAATGTATAGAAGTTATATCTTCGTAATTATACATTAAATGTTCCCATAATCATAAATCTTTTATATTTTTGTAATTGTAATTCTTCTGCTATAAGTATTTCTGTTAGATTAGACTTCTTAATAAATTGATCGAGGCTGCTACTACAATTGATGTGTTCTTTTAATTCATAATAATTATTAGATTGTAAAACTATCTTTGCACCTTCGGGTATTTTGTTTAACCATCTGTTATATTGGCCCGGTGTAATGTGTTCACAACTTGTATTAATAACAAAATATGGATCATTTGTATATTCGTAATCACACATATCTGCTGTAACTGCTTTAAACCGGCCATCTATTTCTTGGCGTTTATTAATTGTTGATGCAGTTTGCTCACATGCAGGATCAATGTCTATACTTGTAATATGTTTAATTCCTAATTCACTATTAAACATCATACTAGCAAGTACTCCGTTCCATCCTCCAAAAATAGCACATTCAGCATTAGAAATATGTGTTTTTAGTTCAAGTGTTTCAATTAGCCATGTTTTAGACTGAAGTTGTCCTCCCCAAAGACTTTCTAAGGTTCGGTCACGATCTTCACTATTGCGAATAGCATCAGCCCAAAACTTTATATCTTGAATATCAATCTTCATTCTTTACCTTTGGTATTTTACTGTCTGCACTGCTTACACAAGTAGGAGTAATGCACTTACGTGGCGCCTTAAAGAGCTCAAATCCGCCGTCTAACGTGCCTAAGGGTTCGTCATGGCAACTGTAGCTGCGCTTAACTTCATTTTCACGTACAACACATCCTTGGTATCCTGCATTACAATTCCAGCCTTTAAACTTGTTGAATCCAAAGGCATTAAATCGTTCAGCTTGATCTATGTAGTACTTGTTGCCGGCTTTGTCTTGTAACTCTACTTGTAATAAAGGTATTATTTTTTTAAATTCGTCTGGGATTCTTTGTGGGAATCCGGCTTGTAATTTGTCAAGTTGTATGTCTGTATATCCGGATACCACACGAGAGGCTGTAGGATCGGACTGTGGCTTGAGAGTAACATTAATACCTCTGGCGGCAAATCTCTGTAGGCGTTCGTAAAGCTCTTCAAACATTTCAGGGACCATAACTTGATTGATTGTAATATATACATTATTTTTCATTAATTGAAGACATTTATCTCCAAACTCCTGTTCATTTGCAAACTCCGCATGGTAGCTTGCTGTTATACTTCTACGCTGTAAACTGCTCGTAGCTTCTAACCAATTGTTCCACCATTTGCTTCCCGGGCTTAGATTGGTCGTCATGTGGATACTTTGGTATTCAGGAGCTGTATCACTACAGTAATGGTTTATAACCTTCCCAAAGTATTTATAAGCAGTAGGCTCGCCGCCGCTAAAACTAAAATGGAAGTCAGTAAATCCGTTTGCCCTAGCTTGTTCTTTAATACTGTCTATTGTTTTAATATATACTTCTAAATCTTGGTGATCAGGAGTGCTACTGCGAGCATAAGGCCAGCAATAACTGCAATTATAGTTACAAAATCTAGCAAGGATCCAACTAACTGTGAACAAGTTCGTACCTAGTAAGGTCTTTTGTCCAAAGCTTGTTATGTCCTCAAATGGTATGTTTTGAAAATTGTTCATATAGCCAGTCAAAGTCGTTTATAAGTTTAAGGTCAGCATTATCAGAAAGCCCAAACTCCCTGCCAGCATTAGCACCGGCAATAGCATACTTTCCATAAGTTTGATCCCGTCCTTTGGACTGCCAAACTGCAAGCCTTTCTTCAGTTTCTTCATTGTTTTGCCTCGCAATAGATTTACTGCTTAATTTTGCACATTCTCTAAATGCGCTGCGCCATGCTTCAAATGGACTTGTGTTAAATGCTGTAATATTTGCAACAGCATCTACGGCAATAAACTTTGAACTAATACTTGTAGTCATATCAGGCTTATTTGTATCCATATCAATAGTTAATTTTCTTGGAAATAATTTTACTCCGCCGTAGCCGTATTCTAAATGGTTGATAGGATTTCTGCTGCGCCAAACATGTACGTGATCTAGTTGATGATCAGGAACAACATAATCAAAGTTAAAGTCGTCCATAATTATTGCATCAGCATCTACAATCCAAAACATCTTAGTAAAACATTTCTTTGCTGCTTTAATATGTGCTTGGTGTATTCCTTTAATTCCATGCACACGTTTAGCCATAGGAAAGCGTAACTTTAATGCAGCGTAATTTTCATCTGCACTAAGTTCTTGATAACTTATGAATACAATATCATACATGTGTTATTATAGCACCTATTAGTTTGTTTGTCAAGAGTAATTATTATAAAGATCAGTAAATTCAGGAAACGTTTCTAAAAAATTAGTTTCTCGACGTTTGTCATGTTGATCAAAATACTTAACTAAGTTGTGGCGGTTTCTATCAAGTGCCTCAGGACTACTTAAATTCCTTGCTTGTAACGCTGCTAAGTTACGTTCAGCCTTTTCAATTTCAAAGTCATAAAATCCTATAAAATTATCAGTATTTGCATTTGCTTTCATAAATGCAATTGCATCTACTAGGTAATGATCAAATTCTTCTGGTAAAATATGTATTGCCTGCCATGCTGGATTTCTTAATAGCGGAATATCAAACCAAATGCGCTGACGCGGATGTATTTCATAATCGTCATGTGTGTTGTAAGGGTCGTGTATAGGAACATATTTGATTCCTTGGGCATCTCTGCTATATTCAGCCCTTAATGAAAGAATATATTCTAAAAAGTTTTTAAACTTAGGTACACTTAGCGCATTAAAAGTATTAATAAATGTCATTGTTGTGTTAGTAGTTTCTGCTAAGAATGTGTCTACATTAGTTTGCATAACACTATAGTCTAATCCAGTTCTAATATACTCAGCTTGCTCGCCTACAGAATCAACACTAACAAATACAGCAACATTTTTCAATGCCATATTAACATACCAGTTGTTACCTGATCCAGGATTAAAGCGTTCATCATCTTTCCAAATTTGTATTTCTTCTAACTTCTTTAGTTTGTTAATAAACTTAGTCATTAGCTCAGATTTAGGAGGACAAAAGTTACTAGTTACACTAACTTCTAACCATGCGTTAGGATTTTCATAGATGTAGTCAAGTACTTTAAACGTGTTAACATCCATTAGAGGCTCACCACCTGTAATACGAAATACTTCAAGTTTCTTATATAAGTCAGGCCACCATTTCCAAAATGCTGTTACATACGGATTATCTGCTTGCTTACCCTTTAGTGGCATTAATCCATCTTTTGCTAGATACTCAATATTATTATGTTGAGCAGATTTACCTTTATTATCTATAATGTTGTAAGGACCAAACTTATTAACTTCTTCTTCCCAAGCAGTACTAAGGTGCGGAGAACAATATGAACATTTTAAATTACATGCTTGGTTAAAGTTTACTTCTACATAACGAGGTGTAACGTCACCAGTGTCTAACGATTCAATTATATCAGTTTTAGAATTTTGTGCCCATTGCTCTCCGCTGCGATAAATCCTATCACTACGCCCGCCTTGGTCTTCAATCTTCCAGCAATAAGAACAGCCCTCAGGTCTTTCGCCTGCAAGCATTTGTTTGCGTTCTTTCTTTTTTTGTTTAGTGTTATGTAACGCACTTGGATTGTCTACTATTTCTTTAACATCAATTTTATGTAACGGAGGATGATAACAACTGTGTGTAGTACCGTTAGTTAAATGCATAGACATTTGAGACCACTTAGCGTAGCACATACTTGGTGAAATACGTTTTAGTTGATTTTCAGCAATATCTGCTGATTCGTTATAATCGCTCATTTAAACCTTTTCCATAAATATTTTGCTATTTCTTTATAATTACCTAGACCAGGGTGAATACAATCTCTAGCTTGATTATCAATCATAAATTGTTTGTCAAGATGTAAGGGACTTCCCGAAAAAAATGATATACTGGCATATTTACATCTACCTTCCCATAACCATTTGCCCATTTGTCCTTCGTAAAATGAAAGTCCTGCTTCGTGGGACGGATCTGCAAAAGTATTTTTCCATAATTGTTCAATATCAATCATATCACTTGGTCCTTTGTCTAGTCTTGGGCCATTAACTTGTAGACCGTCCCATGGACCTGCATGGTAAGGGTTATGTTTACCAAAGAATTCAAAACGATCCGAAGTACTCCAATTGTTAACTACAGCATACGGTGTGCCAAAGTTTTCTAGTAAGTTAAGATTGTTTTGTAACATTAAACTATTTGAGCCGCCACCTACTCCTAAGTTAACTACTTGTCTGCCTGAATATTTTTCTAAGTATGCTGATAATGTATGATCGTCATCAACACCAATTCCATAAGTACACGAACACCCAAATATTACAATAGCGTTTGGCCAATCTACTTTATCCCATTCATAAGTTCGATATCCATCTCTATTTGTAGTGTATCTAACTTCTTTGGTATGATAGAGCCATTCAGGGTTATTCTCTTTTATTTTTTTATTCTTTTCAAGACTTTCGAACCTGTCGCCATCCATTTCTTTAAATGTGCCAGCAAGTTCAGGAATAAAATTAGGCTTGGCAGATTGGGGTTTAAAGGTAAATGGCCTTTTAGGATCATTTATATAAAAAGGTAATGCATCATCTCCAAGAGGTCCTTCTCTAGGGGTTGGTTCTTGCACTGGGGGACTAAGGATATTAAACCTTTCTAATAGTCTTCTTTGTTTTTTGCCCATCTTGTTAGTCCTTAGTTATATGTGTATATAATTGATTTGCGAACAAATCATGCGCCTTCTGGCTAGGATGCGAACACGGTGTTACCCATCCGTCTGGACTGCCGCGTCCTAAAAACTGACAGTAATGATCTTGTTTATCTTGTAATGTTAGTTCTTTTGATAGCACTAAGTCTATAAAAGTAGTATATCCGCCTGGCTCAAACATTGAGTCCCATGGAAATAAATCTATTAAATGTGTTTTATCACTAGCGCCTTTTATAATTCCGCCTAAACGTTTAGATACTGTCATGCCATCTTCGTTTCGACTAACATGCTGTGATAGACATTCTGTAAAATAATCTTTATCATATCTTCTATCAAAGCCTGGTGTAACTATTAATTTTGCGTTATTAGCTTTGCACCATGTTATTAACTCTTGTACGTGGGCAAGTTGCTCCATTATTTCAAATTTAGGACTTGACAGTTCGTTAGCATAACCTGTCCATAACTGCTTTCTACCGCCCTCTGGCATCCCGTCACGGTCACTAGCAGGCCACATACATTTCCAATTAAAATGATCAGTTGCTTGGTCATTAATAAAATCAAATCTTTCCAAACCGCTTGGGCAATATATAACTATAATTTCCTCTGCTTTATGCAAATCAAGATCAGGATACATATATAATTCTTTAATCGAAGCACGGTTTCCACATCCTCTCATTCCTAAATTAATTGGAGTGTAATCGCCAGTAAAGTATTTTTCACACAGTACATTAACAAATGAATTTTTATACTCCATCATAGTAAAATCTAATTTACCTGCAAAGTCAGTGCCAACAAGGCCTCTGTGCCTTTTTATTAAACGTTTTCTTTCTTTAGGCGAAGCCTGCATTGTAAGCGGCTCGCCTTCGGTAAACTTCCAGTTGTATGTATTATATAACTCGTCATCAACTGCACCTTGCCCTTGTACAAAAGAGCAACCTATTGCAATAATAGCCTTTTTATTATTGTTTAGTTTTTTGTTTATTTCATTAACTTGTACTTGATACATTAATTATTCCTACTCGTAGTGTATTTTTCTATAATGTTTGAATATGACGATATGCTTTCAAAGTGAGACTTAAATTTTAGAAGTTTATAATTATGATCTAAAATTTCCTGCATGCCTTGATACCATTCTATTTTTTCGTTGATAGACATATTGTTTATTCTAGTTAGCTCTACTGTAATTGCTGCCATTCGTTGCCATGTAGGTAGACTGTCATAACTTTCATCAATAAACGGACTAAATGTTTTATATCCTAATTCTCTTAATCGATGCAACGATCCTTGATTACCTGCTATTATAAAAGGATGATTGCATGCTATAGGCTTAAATGTCTTTTCACTAATAAAGCATTCGTTTTCGCTTTCGCCAAATGACGCTTCACTAACAACAGTTAGCCATGTATCTAACATTGTTTCTTCATTAAATTTTTCTAAATAATGTGCGCAATCATCTGAAGCGAACGTTTTTAATCCTTTTATTCCAACAGTTGGGGGTAACATAGGTAGCTGGTGTATTACAGATCTATACTCGTCCTCTGTCATTATTTTACCTTCGTAATTTGTATTCTCAATACGAAACGCATTCATGCTGTTTATGCCATGTTCTAATAAGTTAGCATCAGATAGATGTTTAAAGAACCAAGCACGATGTGCTCTTGGACGTTTTTGTAAAGCACTGTAAGTTTTTATAGTATCTATGTTAGCTAGTTTGTATTCTAACTGCTGTTCAAATGTTGGATACTTTTCTAAGTTGTCGTTTAATATATTAGAAATTACAGGTTCAAAATGGGGATAAGGAATTGTTAATATTCTATCTTCTAATGCATAACTGTCTGCCCAAGTGTTATACTGGTCTGTGCAATCTAAGTTGCCAGTAACATATATAATTTGTTTAGGATTAATATTATGAGTTTTACAATTGTTATGGAACCAACTCCATAACCATTTAGTTTGATACCCTTCATGAGATTGATCTATTAATAAGTATGCTCCGCCCTTGCGCAATGCTTTACGTTGTTTTTTAGTTAGATAATCAAATAAACTTTTTCTATTACGAACATCGTTATTAAATCCTTGTCCTATACTATCAGGTCCGCACCAATCCCACGGAGCATGTGCAACACCAGTAGCAATAACATGAATTTGGCCGCGTTCATGTGTTGATCCAAATGTATGGCCAGACTTATCGCTGTGTAGCATAAATCCAATTACTATAGGACTAGGAGTAAATCTAGAAATACCTGATAGATTTTTATCTCTACAGTTAGTTAAGTTTCTTGGCACAGTCTGAAATTGACCACCATAGTCTAAAGTGTCGAAAGTAAAATGCATTTAAATTAACCTGTCTGTCCACGTTTTGGGTGTCCTAGAATTTACTATTTCTAAAGGAAAAGTATAATCAAAAGGCTTTGTGCCGCGGTTCTTAATATATTGAACTGTGTGTTCAACTGCTGTTTCTAAAGTAGTTGTTGTTTTATAATTTAAAAGTTCTCTTGCTTTGTTTGCACTACACATTGCATGTTTAACTTCTTGAGGCCTATCATCTACATGTATAGGATCTAAGTTACAGCCTGTTTTGTTAGCTACAAGTTTTGCTAGATCTTTAATAGTAATTGTTCCTTCATCTGGTCCAATATTTATAATTTGGTTTATAATAGTTTTATCTAATGTAAGTTTTTCAAGACACTGTATACAATCATCAACATAACTAAAACATCTTGTTTGTAAGCCGTCACCGTATATAATAGAAGGATTGCTTTGTAAGTTTCTATTAATCATTATACTCATTACATTACGAAACGGATCATCATATCGTTGCCTTGGTCCAACTATATTATGAGGAACAGCAATATTCCACTCCATTCCATGCACTTCGCTAAGTGTTATTAATACCTGTTCGCCTGCTACTTTTGCAATGCCGTAAGGATCAACTGGCGCAGGAGTTTGTTCTTCATGAAATGGAATTGTTTGTCCGCCGTATCGTGCCATACTAGTGCAATACACAAATCGTTTTACTTTATTTTCTAGTGCTGCACTAACTGTAGCTACAGTTGCTTGAAATATATTTTTAGTAATAAAATCTGGACTTACTACACTTAGTCCTTCGTGAGCAGTTGCAGCAGTATGTACAACAATATCAACGCCTTTCATTATGTCAGCCATGCGCTCTCTATCACAACAATCTACTTTGTATAAAGTAGCTTTGTGATTTACATTATCTTCATAGCCGCCGATAAGAGTATCATTGCCTGAAACTTCATGACCTAATTCAATCATGCGATCTGCTAAATGGCTTCCTAAAAAGCCAGCTATACCTGTTATAAAAATGTGCATATTATGTTACTCTAGGTTTTGCAAAAGTATCTACCATTATTTCTTCTGCCCATTTAAATTCTAGTGGAAAAGAATAGTTTGCTTGCTTAGTTTGCATAACTTGTGCATTGTGGTTAGCAATCTTTGTACATTTTGTAACCACTGCGGCAAACTCTTGATCTGATAAATTCGATAGTCTTTCTATTTCAGACGTAATTGCTTTCATACGGTCATTGTCATTTTCAATTGTATCGTATGTTTCGTCTATATACGGATGAAACGTTTTATATCCCAGTTGTTTAAATTCTTTTAAGAATTCTGGGGTAGAAACTACCATAAACGGTTTAGTACATCCTATAGTTTTGTATGTTTTTTCTGTTGGAAATGCAGGACTAAATTTTCTAAAATCTTCGTATGAATGACCTTTAAAGTTCCAAAAAGGATCAAAATGCGATTCTATTATAACACTAATACCTGCTGATGCAAGTTTATCGTATATTCCTGTTGCCATTTTATCTTGCCAGCCGTTGCCAAATTGGTTAGTTGATTCTAAAGTATACGGCACTTTAGACATCCAGTTAGTTAATTCTGAAGTACGACTGTAGCCCATTTCTTCTGCATGTGTAAGCATCTCATCATGTGAAAATGTAATAACTTCACCATAAGGCATAATGTTGTTAAATGTATAATCAAAGTTTTTTAATATATCTTTTTTAATTAACTCACAAAAAAGTTGTAATCTAAATTTAAGATAATTTCTACTAAAAGTACTAAACCTATACTTCATTGGTGTAGGTGTTAGTGGCGGTGCAACAACTCTTTTCATTAACACATTTAGTACAGTAATATTTACATTAGGCAATCCAAGTTCAGTAAACATATCGCCAGCCCATTTTTTAAAGTTTTCGTCAATGCATATAATGTAAAGTTGATTAGCTGGTACTTTTGTTTCTATTAAAGCTTTAGCTATAATTTCTATGTCAAGTTTATTAAAATACTCATCACCGTAAAATAAAAGAATTTTAGAAGTAGGATCACGACGTAGGTGTTTAGATATAGAGTAATCTAAAAAGTCATTAAAATATAAACGATTTTGCGCGGCGTCATGTTGATCATGCCAAAATACTGATCCTTGCTCAAAGCGATGCCTAGAGTGAACAACCTCTACTATACTTTTGTCAAAATACATGCTTGTTTTTCCTGTCTTAGTATATATTTTCATTCTTGTGTCCTTTTATCATAAGGTATTTTTGATATATCATCAATCCAATATAAACTTCTGTGAGGTGGATCGTCTGGTAAATGTGTGCTGTTACTAGTATAGTAAAATAACCTAAAAGTTGTTCTATTTTTATCTACTGGACACTCTATTGGTTCAGCATAACCATGATATCCAAATCTATTATATTGCCAAATTACACATCTATTGAACAACGTATCTACAGTTGTTACAATATTTTCTTTTTTATTATCATAAAAATCTAATGCACCCTTCCAGTCTACTTGCCAATCAGGTGTCAAGTACAAAGTAAATGTTAATACTCTATGTAATTGAAGTTGATCGTTCCAATTAAAATCAGTATGTACGTTTAGCATATCACCGTTAAAACTTTTACTATAGCCTGCACCTATTAAATGCGGGTCGGGAATTAGTCCTGTAATTCCTGTATACTCTGAAAGCAATTTTAAAAAATTTGAACTATGAAAATAATTAAGTGTGTTAAACGCAATTGGCGCTAACTCCATCTTATTTACTTCCATCATATGGCTGCCGTTTCTTGTAAACGTCTTCCAATGCTCGTCAGGAATAGTTTGGCTTTCGTTGTACATGCTTAGTGCAAGATCTTTTGGGAGGAAGTTATCCATAATACCTAAAGGTATTGGCTTAGCTGATTTAAACTCAGAAGCGTTCTTAAAGATTTCAGTACCAAATACGTCTGTTACATGTTCCAATATACGTCCTTTCTATTATAGTAGCATATAATAGTATTTAGTAGTAAAACATATCGTTAATCTGACTCTGGTTGAGACTTTGCAATTTCTGCTAATTCGCCGCAGTGATTATAAAAGTTTTCCATTTCAGGAAACGTTTCTAAAAAGTTTACATTGCGCCTACGATCATACTCATTAAACCAATTATAAAAATCTATACGACCTTCTTTAACTCTTTTTTCATCATAGTTAGCTGTAGCAAAGTAATCACGCACACGACGAAACTTTTGATACTCTAGTTCTGTAAACTTAGTAGCATCGTTGTCATCTTTGTTATCGTTAATAAATTCTAATATTTTATCAAAGTGCGGCAAAAATTCTTCCTTAGGCAATATCATCATATCGTATTGTAATGGTTCTTTTAGATAAGGAGTATCAAATCTAATACGTCTTCCATATCCTCCTGGATTCATTGTTGCTTGATACTGTGTTCGCCAATCTAAAATTTTCTGTAAAAATTGTGTAAACGAAGTTACACTTAAAATATTAAATGTACACATGATACTAACTGGAGCATTTGTTATTGATATGTAATGATTTAAATTCTTTTCCCATAAATCTAGTTTTAATCCTGTGCGTATATACTCTGCCCGAGCACCCCACGAATCTAAGCTAGAAAATAATTTAAAGTTTTTAATCTTTTTATCATCTTTTAATTCTTTAACATTTGTTGCTAATCTTTTAACCATTGCTTCTTTAATGCCAAGGTTACTATTCAAATTTATTTCTAATTGGGGTTTAGGATCTTCTTTTAAACGTTCAAATAAATTCCAAGTGCTTTTATGCATTAGAGGCTCTCCGCCAGTAAGACGAAGAATGTTTAGTGTTTTACTTACTTCTGGCCACCATTTCCACCAAGCTTTTATGTAAGGATTTTCATCTTCAGCATAAGGTTTAAACCAATCAACATTTAATGTGTGATTTTTAACTGGCATAGGACCATGCTTCTTTATTTCTGCGTCATATGAACTACTAGCCATAGGATGACAGTATCCGCACTTAAAATTACATTCATTACTAAATGCTAATTCAATGTATTCAGGGTTAATATTAAAGTCCCACGGACTATTAACAATTTCTTCTAGTCTGTGTTGATTGTAAATGCCTGCATTACGCTCATGTCTATCACTAATATGTGTGTCACTAAGCTTTTCAACATTCCAACAGTACTGACATCCTTTAGGCTGTTCACCTATTAACATTAATGCACGTTCTTTTTTCTTTTCTATTGTATTGTGAAGTGCCGAAGGATCTTTTTCAATTTCTTCAAGAGGTATATGATGAGGTGATGGATGATAACAACTGTGTGTGTCGCCGGTATGTAAATAAATTGTAGTGTGATGCCACTTGGCTAAACAAAAAGTAGGACTTATAGTATTAGTAATGTCTTTTACATTTTGTATTCTGTCGGTTTCGTTGCTCATAACTTTTCTATAAACCTTTGATGATCTGTCCTCGACGGATGTTGATATACTGCTTTGAAGAACTTACTTTGCTGGGCATCTAATGGATTGCTTGCAATAGGAACGTCTAATTCATCAATAAGACTGTTACCTAACCGTTGAATTGATTCTAACAAGTTGTCGTCATTTATATGTACACTAACTGTTTTATCCCAATACTTGTTTAAATATTTAAAGT